GTCTTGTCCAGCTGGTGGCTCCACAATCTTATAGATCAGCATTCCTCTCCATGTATATCCTGAGAGTGTGAGCTTTTCTGTTTTGGAGACCGACTTGATTCCTTTTATGATTCCTCCGTATTCCGTATCTGGAATAAAAAATCTGCACCCGTATCCGTATCTTTCTTCATTCCACTCGCTGCTGTCGATTTCAATTTCGAAGTCGCACTTGTTGCCGATGTCTATGTCTACTTTTGCACTGTCCGTGAGATTTCCCTGTTCTTCCCCAGTCGGTTTTGTAACTATGATTTTAACGGGATCCATTTTGGCTCTGTCCTTTCTTCAAATAGAATTAAATCGAAATCAAAGCCTCCCGGCCATGATACTGTATTTCTTCCAGGCTTTATTTTTCGAAAGAATGTGCGCGACTTCTCTCTGGAATGGAAAGCATTTACTTCTTCTCCATTTCTCATTATTTTTGTAATAGTCTCTGTCCTACTGTCTATTTCAAGTCGTTCGCCCTCTTCTAAAATAACGTTCGCCCGGTATGATGCTTCTCCAATCGAGACCTGTGGGTTTGTTACTTTTCCGTATATGATTAATCTAAAATTTGAATCCGTAAAATGCGGATTGATGAAATAATTGCTATTCTGCCCGGTAGTGTATCTATATGGGTATCTTCCTGGGTATCTTTTATTGTTCGTTGTTACTTGGTTATAACTATGGAATTCATAGGTATGCTTGTTGATCCAAAATGGGTAAAATGATACTAATGTTGCATCTATATCAATCGTATAAAATACGTCATCGTAATCTTTTGGAGCTAGTCCTGTAATATAGCAAGGCAGGTAGTAATCTCCATACCAGAGCTTGCCCTCTGCCTTGCTTAGAATATCTTCATCTGTAATTTCACTGATGTTATTTACAATTTCGCAATATTCGCTTTCGGAATCACAAAATATCTGAAGCGTGATTTTTTTCTGCACACTGGTCCTGTAGAATTTATTGAGTTTTGACCTGTTTCTCAATTTATTTTCGCTTGCCTCGTAGCTCCAGCTTTTCCCGAATATGTCCGTAATGTCCTCAAGTACAACCGGCCACTTGTCTAACTCTATTTTCTTTCCATTGCTATTTTCGTAGCATATCATTATGCCGTGACCTCCTCGATAATTCGTCCAAATTCTCTTCCATTATATTCTACAGTTACTTTTCTTCTTGCCATCGCATCAGCCAGCCGGTCATAGTCAATCGGATCTGTCTCTGTTCTTTGCAGCCTCGCCAGTGCGTTTTCTACGGATTCTTCCACGTATGACCTTAATAGTGTGATTGGTGCTACCGCTTCCTCTCCAGCTTCTCCCACGCCATGAAATCCGCTTCTTGTCTGAAAAATTGTTGGTCTGCTAAAAATAGCTCCGTCTGCATGCCACTTGACCGAAAAGTGTGGTACTGACGGTGGATTAAGGGAAAATGATCCTGTTATAGCGATGTCTGGTACTTTTAGTTCTGGCAACTTCCATGTGAAATTGAAGAAACTCTTGATTTTTTCAATTGCACTTTTTACGGTATCTCTAGCTGCATTAATTTTTGTAGAAATTCCATTTTTGATTCCTTCAAACGTATTTTTCACTCCGTTTGTAAATGAATCTAATCCACATGCATGTAAAAGTGATGTGAAGAAATTCACCAGTCCACTCAAAAATCCGTTCAGTCCTCCTACTACTAAGCTCCACAGTCCGGAAAACGTCGTTCCAACTCCTGACTTCCATGTCTGCAATCCCTGATAGGCCTTATCCATATCTCCCGTAAATACTCCGACAATAAATGTTCCTAGTCCGGAAAGCTGGTCGATTAATCCTCCGATGATCGTCAAAATTGGATTGATAATACTAAGCAGCATGCTGAATCCTGCTGCTACCTGTGCAAGTGCCGGTATGATAATTATCGCCAATACTGTGCCTACTATTTCAAACAAATCTTCCAGCCCAAGAATCTTTTCCTCGAATCCTCCCAGTGTCTGCTTAATCTCATCTATTTTCCCACTGATATCGAGAGAGTCTAAGAATCCTGAGATAGTATCCTGAAAGATTCCAAATAATTCCGTGAAAAAATCCCGGAATGATTCGCTCTTCTGCCATAGTAATGCGATTGCTCCTGTAATTGCAGCTATCGCCGCGACTATTAGCAGTATTGGTCCCAGCGCTATTCCAGCTCCCCCTGCTGCGGCTGCCCCTGCTCCTTCTGCTGCTGTTCCAATTCCGGCAATCATACCTGTTAATTTAGAACCGACTCCGATAATTGCAGATATCCCAGTCGACACTTTACCGATTCCTATCAGCAATGGCGATAGGATTGCTACGAATCCCAAGATTCCAAGAAGTATTTTTTGCTGATTTGAATCCATCTGTGATATTGCATCGGCAAATCCTTTTATCTTCTCTGTTCCCTGTGCGATCGTTGGGAGAAATGTGGAGCCCAATGTAATTCCCACGTCTTTTAGGTTATTACCCATAATCTTAATTTGGCTTTTCACGTCTCCGTATTTTTTATTTGCCTCTTCCGCCAGAGCTGTGTTTTCATCCCATGCTTCGCTTCCCGTCTGTATTGCCGAAGTAAATACGTCGCTTGCATTTGCGGATCTTAACAATGCGTCTCGCATTCTGGTCTCTGTGATTCCCATATCGTCCAGAACTTTAATAGCTGAGTCTGTCTCTCCTCCGCACTGTGAAAGTCCTGTGATAAACGCTTCCAGAGCACCCGTGGCGTTTTCCCGGAACAATGTTGAGAACTCGTCCACACTCATTCCTGCCACATTAGCCCAGTCTTTTAATCCCTCGCTATTTGTTTCTACATCTAGCTGCATCTGTACCATGGCTTTTGAGAACGCTGTACCTCCAGCCTGCGCTTCCATTCCTACAGAAGATAGCGCCGTAGCCAGTGCTAGAATGTCTGATTCCGACATGCCGACCTGTGTTCCGGCTGATGCGAGATTCGTCGCCATGTCCATAATGTCTGCTTCTGTCGTTTGGAAATTATTTCCTAAATCGACAATAGTGCTTCCCATTTTCGAGTACTTTTCTTCTGCGGACATAGATTGGTCTGCCGCTAATCCCGTAATATTTGCAAACTTCGC